CCAACAACGACCATGCCGGCGGCTTGCCAAAACCCTAGCGAGCCGCTTTCATCAACAGACAGCCCCGCAACGCGGGGCTTTTTTCTTATGAGCCTGAACAAGCTACCCGTGATACCCGATGTGCGGCAGCCCCGCACCATCGTCAAAGTGGGCGGCGAACGTGTCGCCGCGTGTGTGAGCTGGTCGGTCCTGAGCAATTCGTACGAGCAGGCGGATACGTTCCAGGTCACGTTCGCAACAGCTGCCTTGCCGCCAGATCGCGATGCGAACTGGTTTTCCGGTCAGCCTGAATTGCTGGTCGAGATCTTCGCCGGCTTTCCGTTGAACCCCGTGCAGTACGACGAGGCCAACCTTGAAAGCCTCATCTATGGCCGTGTCGACACCGTCGAACTGGATCCGGTTTCGGCTCAACTCACGCTGAGCGGCCGCGATCTGACTGCGCTGTTTATCGATGAAAAGGTGACGTTGCAGTTTCAGAACATGACGGCATCGAAAGTGGCTGAAAAACTGGCGGCCGCACACGGCTTGCACGCCATCGGCCCGGAGACGAAGCGGCCGATCGGCAAGTCTTACGCGCACGACAACGTCAGCCTGACGGCGCAACGCACGGAGTGGGACCTTCTGGCCGCGTTGGCGCGTGAGGAGGACTTCCTCTGCGCGGTGAGTGGCAAGACGCTCTACTTCGGGCCTCGCTTGCAAGGGCCCGCGTTGCCCTACGAGTTGCGATGGACGATCGGGGAGAAAGGTAACCCGGCCGCCAACGTGTCGAGCTTGCAATTGTTGCGTGATCTGACGGTTGCCAAGGGCGTGACGGTGGAGGCGCGTTCCTGGAATGCGAAGCAAGGCAAGAAGTTCACGGCCCGCTACAGCAACGCGCCTGGCGGTGGCAAAGGTCAAAAGCCGACCCACACGGTCGAGCGCAACGGGCTCGACCAAGCCGGAGTCAAGCGCCTGGCCAGGCAGAAGTACGACGAAGTCGCACAGCACGAAATGAAGCTGCGCGCCCGCCTACCCGCAGACCATCTTTTGACGACCAACGACACGCTCCGCCTGACCGGCACCGGCACGAACTTCGATCAGGACTACCTCATCGACAGCGTCACACGCACCATGAGCCTGACCGATGGCTATGTGATGGAGGTGTCGGCCAAGAACATCAACAAGGACACGAGCCAATGATCCAACAGCTTCGCAACCAGATGGTGCTCGCCGCGATGATGGCGCAGTCGAATCGCGCAGAGAACCGCATGGGCATCGTTACGAGCTACGACCCGGGGACGGCCTCTGCGCGCGTACGCCTCCAACCTGAAGACCCCGCCGACCCAGCGCGCTCGCTGACCGGCTGGATGCCCGTTGCCACTGCCTGGGTCGGCAATGGCTGGGGCATCGATGCGCCGGTCAGCCCGGGCGATCAGGTGGAGGTGCAGTTCGTGGGCGGTGACATCGAGAACGGCGTCATCTGTGCACGCCTGTTCAGCGACCTGGCGCGGCCTACAGGTGCGCAGTCTGGCGAGTTCTTCCTGACACATGCATCGGGCTCTAGGCTGCAGTTCCACAACGACGGCACGGTCACGCTCATCAGTTCGGGCACGCTCGTCAGCCAGGCGCCGCAGTGGAACCACACGGGGCCTGTGCAGATCGACGGTGCGCTGTTGGTCACGCAAACCATCACGGGTCAGGCGGGCATGGCCGTCTCGGGCAACAACGGCACGGGCAACTCGATGAGCATCAGCGGCAATACGCAGTTCAGCGGCCAGGTGTCGGCGAATGGCCATCGCATCGACGACACGCATCGCCATACCGGGGTGCAGCCCGGGTCCGGCAATACAGGGAGCGTGGCATGACGCAACAACTTCTGAGCGATGTGAACCACTGGGTGGGCGATGACATCGCTGTGTCGCCCACCGGCGACCTTGGTCTCGCCAGTGCAGACCTGCGGACGCAGCAGCGCATCGTGCGGCGCCTAGTCACCAATCCGGGTGACTACATCTTCCACACCGGCTACGGCGCAGGCCTGCCGCAGAAGATCGGCGAGACGCTCGACGTGCCGGCGCTGCGCGGCTTGATCCGCTCGCAAATTCTGCAGGAAGCCGGGGTGGCGCAGGACCCAGAGCCGCGGGTTGACGTCACGGCCATCGCTGGCGGTGTGAGTGTGCGCATTCTGTACAGCAGCGCAGTCACGCGTGAGCCGGTGTCTCTTCAATTCAATGTGAGCAAGTGATATGTCCATTCAGACGCAAGACTGGGTGACGCTCGTGCGCAACCAAGTGGCCGCCATCCAGGGCTACGCCAAGGTGCTGGTCGACCTGACCGTCGGATCGGTGCTGCGCGCCGTCGTTGAGGCCAACGCAGCGGTCACGGTATGGCTGCAAGGGTTGATCCTGCAGGTGCTGGCAATCACCCGGGCGGCAACCTCAAGCGGTTCCGATCTCGATACGTGGATGGCCGATTTCGGTTTGACACGCCTGGCCGCGGTGCCGGCCACGGGAAGTGTCACGTTCTCGCGCTTCACGGTCACGCAGCAAGTGGTGGTGCCGCTCACGGCTGTGGTACAGACGGGCGACGGCACGCAGCAGTTCAACGTGGTGGTCGATACGACCAACCCTGCCTACAGCGCCACGCTGGGCGGCTATGTGATTGCAGCCGGTACGGCGAGTGTAAATGTGCCGGTGCAAGCTGTGACGCCCGGTGCGGCGGGCAATGCGGTGGCGGGGGCGGTGTCGACGATCGTCGGCGCGATCTCCGGAGTGGACACCGTCAGCAATGCAGCGACGTTCGTGAATGGGGCGGATGCTGAGCCTGACACCGCGTTCCGTTCGCGCTTCATTGCTTACGTAGCGAGCCTGTCAAAAGCCACGAAAACGGCCATCGGCTCGGCCATCGCCAGCGTTAAGCAGGGGCTGACGTATGTGATCCTGGAGAACCAGACCTACGCCGGCCTGCCGCAGAACGGCACGTTCATCGTGATCGTCGACGACGGCACGGGCGCGCCTACGTCAACGCTGCTTGCCAGCGTAAGCAACGCCGTGGATGCCGTGCGCCCTGTGACGAGCACGTTCTACGTATACGGACCTGTCGTCGTCAACGCCACTGTATCGATGAGTATCAGCACGGCCGCCGGCTACACGCATCAGGCCATTGCTGTACAGGTGCAGGCGGCTTTGCTGGCCTACATCAACAGCCTGCCGTTGGGTGCGGCGTTGACGTATTCACGACTGGCGCAGGTGGCGTATGACGCGTCGCCGGCCGTCACCAACGTCACGAATACGCTGCTCAACGGCAGCACGGCAGACCTGCCGGCCACGAGCCTGCAGGTCATCAAAACCACGGCCAACTCGATCACGGTGACGTAATGGCAACCGGTGACCAACAAGACATCTTCGCGCGCATACGCGGGTATCTGCCGCGCTGGTTTGGCGATGCGGCGCAGTCGCCGATCATCAACGGGCTGCTGCAGGGCCTGGCTTATAGCGGTGCCTACGTCTACAGCCTGTATGCCTATGCGAAGCAGCAGACGCGCGTCCTGACCGCCTCCGATGGCTGGCTCGACATGATTGCGGCGGATTTCTTCGGCCTGTCGATCAAGCGCAGGGCCGGGCAGTCCGACGCATCGTTTCGCGCCAACATCGTCGCCAACCTGTTTCGTGAACGCGGCACGCGCAACGCGATCATCCGCGTGCTGACCGATCTGACCGGGCGCGCGCCGACCATCATCGAACCGAGCCGACCCGCAGACTGCGGCGCTTACGATGCGCCGAACAGCGGCTACGGCATGGCGGGTGCGTACGGGCAGGTCTCGCTCACGTATCAGGCCTTTGTGCAGGCGTATCGACCGCTAGGCAGCGGCATCCCGAACGTGGCCGGCTACAGCATCGTCACCACCGGCTACAGCGCGCCGTCGCAGGGCGAATACGTTGACGCGTCGATGAGCAGCAACACCGTGTCCGACGCTGACATCTACGCCGCCATCGAATCGGTGCGGCCCGCGGCCTCGATCATCTGGACGCGCATCAGCTCCTAGGTGCGCACATACGCTTTCCCAACCACCGACAGCCCGGCACTACGCCGGGTTTTTTCTTTTGGAGAACAGTCTTGGATCGTCAGATTGTCTACAGCGGCCAGGTGCCGCAAACCACGGACCTGCTGAACACGAACCGGCAGACCATGATCGCGCTGGCAAAGCTCTGCGCTGATCTGTTCGGCACATCCACCGTCATCTCGGGTCTGGGCTGCGTGCCCACCACGCCAGCATCGATGAGCGTGACCGTCAACCCGGGGCAGATCTACCAGCTCGCGAATGTGGACGGCACGCCGTACAGCGCGCTGCCGCAAGATGCTGCGCACAGCCTCCTGAAGCAGGGCATCCTGATGGACGCGCAGTCCTTTGTCCTCTCGGCGCCGGCCACGTCGGGCTATAGCCAGAACTACCTCATCCAGGCGGCCTATCTTGAGAGCGACGTCAACAACGTC